TACTAGAAAAATAACAGATTTAAGTCAATTAGTAATACAAGATGTTACAGGTGCTTATATAGGTAGTGCAACTGGAGCAAAAGAATTAATTACTGGTGCAACATCTGAAGATTCAGTTTCAACTTATAATGTATACAAATATTTAGATGCACCATATTATTATTACGAAACAAGTGATACAAATAAAAAACCAGTTACAAATGCTGACCATATCACAGGCGGTAAAGATGCTTATACATTATCATATGTTACAAATAGAGCACATCTTGAAGCTTTAAACGACCAAAATTCTTTTATAAGATATGTAGACCCAGCTTATATCAATCAATTTACAAAAGCTTTTGAAGAATTAATTAATGAGTAATTTAACAAATACTACAAGTAATAATATTGCAATGTCCGCAAAAAACTATGCGGTGTTGCAATGTAAAATTACAACTAATACTGGTGAAGAAATTGAATTAAAAGAATTAGTTCATGATGTAAAGATAAATGAAAAAATATATCAGTCTGCGATGATAGTAGATATTTTTATTTTAGATGCAATTAATTTAATGCATGAATTAAAAATATCTGGTAATGAATCGATTCATTTAATTATTGGCAGAATAGAACCAGGTGATGAAGCAAAAGGATTTGATTTAAAATTACATATTTCAGAGATAAAAGATTATTCACAACCAACACCATCATCTAAAGCTTATACGTTGCAATGTGTATCTAAGCATGTATATTTAAATAATAAAAAATTACTTAATAGACCTTTTAAAAATAATGCTACAAGATTAATTACTTCTATTGTAAGAAATGATTTAAAATCTGAAATTAGTACATATTCACAAAATGAATCAAAAGATATTATACAAGGAATCTTTCCAAACATATCACCATTACAAGCAATCAGTTGGTTATTAAGAAATTCTTATGATAATAGTACACCAATATATTTTTATGAAACAGCAAAAGACGGCATTGTAATAAATTCATATAATCAAATTATAAATCATTTTAAAGAACCTTATGTAGTATTCAATAATTTTCCATTTTATAAACATAGTGCTGATGATGATAAAGGAGCTGCAATTTTTGATGAAGAAAAAAGAAAAATTATCAAAGTTATGTCACAAATTAATTTATCAAAACACAGAGCAACATTAAAAGGTTCTTTTAAATCAAAATTAAATAAAATAGATATTAGTACAAAAACAGTAACTGATAATACATACACATATAGTAATGAAAAAAGAATGAATGCGAAACCTCCTATTAATAATAATATGAAAATTGATGACTTATCAATTGCGACTGGATTTCAACCAGCTAGACAACATTATCTTTCATTAAATAAAAATGCGTTTAGTACAAAAAATTATCATGCACCAGCAGATAATACAATATTAAAAGCTCAAGCATCACAACATAATTTAGATACTATACGACAAGAAATAGTTGTTGCTGGTGATTTTGAATTAACTTGTGGTATGATAGTTGAATTAGAATTAATTAAAAATGCTGATATCACAGCTGAAATGATAAATGACGATGATTTTAAAGATGATGTTTTATCTGGTAACCATTTAGTTACAAGCGTATTACATCATTTTTCAAAAACTGGATATACACAAAATTTAGTTTTGAAAAAAGATTCTTTTGTAAAAGAGGTATAATATGATAGGAAGAAATGCAGACCAATATAAAGATGGAATTTTTGTTTGGTTTATCGGTGAAGTAAAAGAGATTGATGACCCTAAAAATTTAAATAGAGTAAGAGTACTTGCTTATGGATTTTATGATGGTGTAAAAAATAAAGGTACATCAACTAATCCAGATTGGAGTGATTTACCTTGGGCAACAGTAATGATGCCAACAACATCAGCATCAATAAAAGGTGTAGGTGGTAATCATCATTTAGAAATTGGTTCATGGGTTGTAGGATTTTTTAGAGATGGTCCATCCGCACAAGACCCAATTATTATGGGTTCTATAGCAACACAAACGCCTACTGGTGAAGTAGATGATGATGATAATCCAATATATGATAAAGATGTTCCAAGTAATTCTTCAGTTGATAATAAAGTATATGAATCAAAAGCAGGTCATAGAATAGAGTTAGATAACACAGAAGGTAAAGAAAAAATTATAATTAAACATGGTAAGACTGGTGCTTTTATGGAGTTTAATGAAAATAATAAAATACGAATTGTATAATGTCAACACCAAATATTACATTACCACAAATAGAATGTCCTGATGTTCTATTACCAACACCAGCAAATTTAAGAAACTTATTTGGTGGATTAGCCACTCATGCTTATCGATATGAAATAGATAGTTTAAAAGAAGAGCTTGAGCGTATACGTTCTTTATTAGATATTTATGAACCTAAATGGGAAAAACTTGAAATACCAGAGTTAGAATGGGAACTTATTATTACTCGTCTATCTTCTGAATATCCTATGTATGTTCAACAAAAAATATTATCATTAATAAATGAAGTTTTTTCAATTGATTTTAATGTTACAATACTTGGTATATCTTTTGATATATTAGATTTTTTAGCAAATCCAAATAGTATTTTAGATGGAATATCATTAGAAGAAATTGATAGTATATATGATTTAATTCCAGATGAGTATAAAATTTGGGATAGGTTTGATGCTGCTGATTTAAAGAAAGAAACAATACGAAACTATATACGTTCTGAAGTAGCTAAGAAAATGAATCTATTATTAACAGGTGGATTTTCTGGTTTAATAGATGCATTTGAAGAAATATGGGATTCATTAGGTTTACCTTCATTTCCTGGATTACAAGAAATAGATTTAGAAGCTTTAATACGAGATAAAACAATAGAAGAACTAGAGCAGGTACAAATATTTGGATTTAGTTTATTAGATTTATTAGGTGGTGAATTTGATGATAATGTACAAATACCAGAATTTCAAAAAGAAAGATTATTAAAAAGAGCAAGAGAATTTACTGAAGAATGGCAAACATATTTAATAAAGTTATGGATTAAAAAGGTAGAAGACTTTTTTAGTGCTATTGGATTAGGTGCAGTAATTGATTGGATTACATTTAGTTTCTGTGATTATTTAAAACTCATAGGTTTTCCATCAACAATTGATTTACCAGAATCAGTACAAACAATAATTAATAATACACAAAGTTCCCTTCCAAATACTGTAGTTGAAGAAGGAGCAAGTTAAAGAGTATAAATACATATATGGCAGGATTATACACAGGCGGTAAACAAATTACAGGTAAATTAGAGCAAGCACGTATTGTCTCTAAGAAAAAACCATGGAGTGATTTAGATTTATCTTTAAAAATACATCCTATTCGAAAAGACATTATTCCTTTAAAGGATGATGCTGCAATTAAAAATGCAGTAAAAAATTTATTAATAAGTAATTTTTACGAAAGACCTTTTCAAGATGATTTAGGTGCTAATCTAAGAGGATTACTATATGAACCTGCAGATGTTATCACTGAAATCGAATTAAGAGATAATATATATGATGTTTTAAGTAAATACGAACCAAGAATATCAGTTACAAGTATTGGTATAACAGATTTATCTGATATAAATTCATATAACGTAATAGTATATTTTAATATAAAGGAATATGATTCAGCTGATACAGTTGAAATAGTATTAAGAAGGTTAAGATAAAATGGCAACAAATTTAAATGTAACAGAACTCGATTTTGCAGATATTAAAAATAATCTGAAAAACTTTTTAAAACAACAATCAGAATTTAGTGATTATGATTTTGATGGTTCAGGTTTAAATGTCTTATTAGATGTATTAGCATATAATACACATTATAATGCAATGAATGCTCACTATTCTTTAAATGAATCATTTTTAGATTCAGCACAAATAAGAGGAAACGTAGTCACAAGAGCAAAACTATTAGGATATACACCTAGGTCAGTATTATCACCAAGAGCAACAGTAAATATTGTTGTAAATATTGCTGGTGAAATTGGAACAATACCAACTGAATTAACTTTAAATAGAGGTACTAAATTAAATACAATTGTTGGTGGTGAAGAGTTTGAATATGTTGTTTTAGAAACTCAACAAGCAATACTATCTGGCACATTATATACATTTACAAATGTACCTATCGCTGAAGGTAATATTAGAGAATTAAAATATAGAGTTGATAATGATATTGAAAATCAAAAATTTCAACTATCAGATTATAATTCAGATACAAGTACATTAAGAGTAAGAGTTCAATCAAATGAAGAATCTAGTAATTTTGAAATATATACTCCTTTCGAAACATTAAGAGGATTAGATTCAACATCTAAAGTTTATTACTTACAAGAAAATCCAAGTGGTTATTATGAAATATATTTTGGAGATGGAGTCACAGGATTTAAACCATCAAATAATAATATTGTTACGATTGATTATGTTATAACTGAAGGTACAGAAAGTAATGGCGCAAATTCATTTTCTATGGTAGATAATATTGGTGGATTTGGTTCAATTGCAGTTACAACTGTTACAAATGCTATAGGTGGTGTTGAAGCTGAAACAATGGAGTCAATCAGATTTAATGCTCCACTTACTTTTATTGCTCAAAACAGAGCTGTAACTTCAGACGATTACGCATCTATTATTAAAAAAGAATTTAGTAATATTGATTCCATTTCAACATGGGGCGGAGAAGATAATGACCCACCTGATTATGGTAAAGTTTATATTGCAATAAAACCTTTATTAGCAGAAACACTTACAACTGCAGAAAAAACAGATATTACTGGTGCAATATTAAAAGGTAAAAATGTTGTATCAATTACACCAGAAATTGTTGACCCTAATTTTACTTATTTAGAATTAGATGTTAACTTTAAATATAATCCAAATTTAACAGATAGAAGTTCTGTTGAA